TCAATTCTCTTTTAGTTTTGTTCTCAGCTTTGTATTCTCAGTTTTTAGCTGATCATTAATACGTTTCTGTATATTTATTTCTTCTTCAAGCAGCTTAATCTTTCTTTCTGCAAGGGTTGAAAATTCTTTAAATTTCACCTCATAGCGTCCGGCAAGATCGTCAAGTGCATCTTTGTACAGCTTGACCAGTTTGTCTGCATTTTCTATTTCTTTACCTTCATTGTCTGCATCCATTCCGGCAACTTCGGCATTTATTTTCTTTCTTCCGAAAACAAATCCCGCAATGCCTGTAACCATGAGTCCCAGAAAGGTGCTTATATGTTCGGTTAGTATTTCTTTCATATGTTTTTTTTAGTTTGTTACCGGATAAAGGCGAATTTCTATGATCCCGATTTCACCGGTAAGATCAATAGGATTATATTCACTGACTCTAAAAATATTAAGGTCAACGCTGTCTTTGGAATTACGGATTGAACGACAGTCCACGATCATTCCCCGATCGTAATAATTGATATTACTGTTGATCCACAGGTTTCCGCTAAACAGGTCTTTATTGAATCCTATATAACGTCCGATATCCTGACGTTTCCATTCAAAATCACCGATTGTATTTTCAAGGACATTGAATTGAGGCTCAAAATTTCCGTCGTCACTGAATTGCATTAGCGCGATATATACTTTATAAGGATGAACGTCACCGATACCGCCTATCCTCTCTTCAACCCACTGTTTCTGAACAAATGAATTAGGTTCGTAATTCTTGCCATAGTAATCAGCACCCAGCAGACCTGCTCCATCAACATTAGATTTAACAGAGATGTGCGAAGTGTCACTTTTCAAATTAATAGCATTCACTCCATCTGTTATATCCGCGCCAAAATCACTTACTGAGATATTTGATTTGTTGGAGTTCATTGAAATGAGCCCGTTATTGATGTACAGCTCAGAAGATCCGCAATATAATTTTGCCAGGAAGTCTTTTGAGAATTCAATATTTCCTGAAACCGGTTTCCCAGGCTTTGTACCTGTTAACGGGATATAATCCACCCTCTCTTCAGTTCCGAAAGTACCATCAGGTCGCGCCACTATATTTTTAGTGTATGAAGCGTCTGCTGCAGGCATTCTCAGCACCTGCAAGCTGGTGTCAAACCTCAGCCATCGGTCAGCAAAATTCCCCTCAATGAAGTGTGTTTTGTAGTAATTATTATCTTTAGCCAGGAAGTTATTAATGATAAACTTATTGTTCTGCTGTCCGTTCAGTTCAAGGTTGGATCCGATAATAATACTGTTTTCGCCCCAGACTCCCATAGGATGCCCCGTAGTTCCTCCTCCTATGACAATGTTTGACGACCATTTGCCGCTTCCTCCTTTCCCCCAATACTGCCCGGCCTGATATCCCAGGAAGGTATTGTTATCTCCGGTAATGAAACATCCACTCCATTTTCCAAGCATAGCATTTCCTTTACCTCCTGCAAGACCATATCCGGATGAAACGCCTATCAGCGTATTGTCATTCCCTGTAGTCAGCCCTGTTGCGGCATCAAGTCCCATGACAACGTTGGCTCCTCCTGTAGTAACTGCTTTCCCAGCAAAATGTCCCACAATCGTATTGGATGATCCTGTAGTAAGAGACGGCATATTGTTGTACCCCAAGGCGATATTATACACCCCCGTATGGTTAGGATTCATATTTCCGAAGAAAAGCGAATAGGTCGCAGGGTTCATTCCCAGCATCCCATTAGGTCTTTCTTCTCCGTTTATAAAGGTAATAGGTTGAGGGCTATAGGCATCTTTATTGACAACATCCGCCAGGGTAGGCTCAGGTAATGGTGACCACAGGGTGAAGCCCTGATCCTGCTTAAGATAGTAATTCCCATCCCTTGTAGGTCTTTCCAGTTTTTGTTTTAAGGCATCTGCCAACCCTTCCACCATTGACATTGATATAGTAGAAACGCCGGTATTAAGGTAGCTTTTAATGTCTTTTTTGTCTCCTCCAATATAGAAATACAGCGTGTATCTGGGTTCAGAATCAGCGGAAGGAACGGCAATAATGTCGCTTTCCTCGTATTCATATGCATCAGAATTGTTCATAAAATCCTGAAGTGTATGTTCATTGACCTTAAAGATTCTGGTCAGAGCAAGCGCTTCAAGTTTGTCAGCCGTAATTTTCCCATCATTGTTTACATACTCATCAATCATCATGAATAAATCCTGCGATTGAGATTTTGTGTACACATTACCGACTAACGGATCACTGTCTACCGTGGCCACATTGTCCGGAAGCTCACCTACATTCAGGGCGGCTTTCCATGACTGCCTGTCTGATTCCGATAGGTTGGAAGCATTTTTTTTGGCTAAAAATGCAGTGTGTGCCTCAGGATCTGAAAGATGAAGCTCGTACACCGACTTATCAGCTTTATTTTGTAAAAGATTTTCTAAGCCTGTGATTTTACTGGTTGGTATAGATTCATCTTTGTGCCAGAATGATGACCATGAAGCCTGAAATTGGTCCTGCGTAGGAAAATCTCCGGTTTCAAAGTAACTGTATATAGTATTTAATGGGATTGACATAATTTTTATAATTGAATAATGATCTTATATATTTTGCTTAAAATGTAAAAGCCTGAACAACAGATCCGTTGATAGTTTTCTGTCTTGAACTGTTTGAAGTAACCAGTGATAAGGAAACTGCTTCTGTTGTGGATGTAATGGATTGAATGACGGAGGTACTGCCTACTGTCACAAACTGTGTATAAACATTCCCCTGTCTCATGATAATAATATTGGCATTGATAACTGCCGCACCCGGTTCAATTTTGGTCGCAAGGGATGAAATATTATTCCAAACCAGTACAGATTCATAGCCACCACTTCTGAAACTGGAACCTATCACTCTTAAAAATGAGTTATCTGCTAAGGCTAAAGGGATACTTTTTTGAATTAAGCCCAGGTAACCATAAAAATCATACGCATCACTTACGGTAGATGGTCCCACTGTTGAAAGAGCCATATTCATTTCCAGATAAAAGTTGGTGTTGGCTTCAAAAACAACATCACTTTTAGCACTTGCTACAATAACATTGGGTTCGTAAGCATACGCCTTATTGTTAGGGCTTGAATTATACTTGAACAATCCTCCATTGATGTTAAATATATTTCCTTCCTGTTCCGGCGTATATGATTTGGTTTCCCATTTAAGCCCGCTGATATCAATATTGTTGATCGTATCTACAACATTGATGGAGCCAGTCGTTCTATGTACCTGGATCGTAGGATTAGTTGTTCTGATGACCAGGTTATACCTATTTCCTGGCTGTAGAGAATCACCATACACAGAAACAATCATCGATAATCCGTTGGCAAAAGTCTGAAATCCTAAACATTCGATTTCACCTGTTCCAATAGCATTTCCAACCGGAATAAATTTAATGGAAGTGAATGCCGGATTGACATTGAGGTTTAATCCCTGCAATACAAAGTATCTGACAATATGATCATTTTTAATAACAGTAGGAGTGAGCCCGTATACATTCAGATTTCCGTTGGAGTATTGGTTATTCCAATCGATTCCAAATTGTTCTTTCTGAGCTTTGGTGAGCTTTGCAGGCAATTTCAAAAATTCAGACGGCAGATCTTCATTGGTTAAAATGGTCTTTTTGATTCCCACACTGTTTGTGAATAAAAGGTTTCTATTGAAGGCAGTGATTTGATTATTAACTGTTTCATTATTTTCCTCCAAAATATACCCCATACTTCGCACCCTTCCCGTTAAATGCAACTGTTCAGCAGGGGTTGTTAATCCTATTCCAAGCTTACCAGCACTATGGAAAACATCTGATTCTTTAAAATCGGTTCCGTTCCAGTACATAAGGTAGTTGGAGGCAGGGTTGACTGCTTTCCAGGTGACTGTTCCGTTCAAAAGAGAAGCGATATAGTTTCCTGAAGCAGTGGGCTTGTCCATTTTGGTGTTCAGGACATTCTGTAAACCTTCCACCATTCCTATAGTGACGTTGGAAAGTCCTGTCGGGAGATAATTTGCAGTATTTGTTTTTTCACCGCCTTTAAACATATACAGTGAAAAGTGACCGTTGTTATCCGGAATTGCAATGAAATCATTATCTTCAAATTGATAAGAATGTGAATTTCCTGCAAATTCTGCTATGCTTGTTTCCACCGACTGTATGAGCGTCGTAATCCCTAAAGCTTCTATTTTTTCGGCAAGGATTTTTTCGTCACCATTCACAAAATCATCCCAAATCATAAATCTGGTATCACTCTGCCTTTTGGTGTAAGTACTTCCTGTCTGATCTCCATTATCTACCGTTGCGATATTGTCCGGCAGTTGTCCCACACCTAAAGCTCCTCTCCAGGCGTGGATATTTCTTTCGGTAAGGTTGGTAGCATCTTTTTTGGCCAGATAATCAGCATGAGAATCCGGATTGGCAAGATGCTGTTCAAAAATTTTTTTATCTGTTTTATTCTGCAGCTGCTGATCCAGCCCTTCAATTTTACCTGTCGGGATAGACTCATCTTTGTGCCAGAATGATGACCACGAAGCCTGGAACTGATCCTGGGTAGGAAAGTCTCCGGTTTCAAAGTAACTGTATATGGTATTTAATGGTATTGACATAATTATTTACTGAAAATTGGGTTCGATGTACAAGGCGATTCTCGATGGCTGAATATTGTTGTGAGGCTGGTTGCCACCTACTTCAGAGGTGCTTCTCCATCCGTCTACCAAGGTTCCGCCTCTTCCGCTGGCGCCGCCGCTTCCGATGGTCCAATAGTGCTGGTGGGAGTGTCTTGGCATCTGATCGATGTTAAGGGTATGGGTTTTGGATCCGTACTCACCGCCCAGGTTATTGAATTCCGACTCATTGGGACTCCATCCTACGATGGTTTTCCCTCTGAAATCCAGACATTCTTTCCATCCGGCAGGAATCTCAGCTGCAGGTTTTCTCCAGGCTACAACAATACCTCCGTTGATAATAGGTGCCGTTTTCTGTTCCAGTTTTTCAATTCTGGCCGTCAGGGCCGACACATCTATCTGGGTAGCCGTGTTGTTTACTTTCACCTGGATATTTCTTAACGTTTCCAGTTTCAGAAACTCGGACCAGTTGTAACTCACAGCTCCTGTCCCGAACTTAACGGTTCTTTTTTCAATCAGAGCTTTTGAAAGCTGATCCTGGAATGTTTTCGGAATATCTTCTTTATGAATGTATACGGTAGCTGTAGGCGAATAGACTCCTCCTTCAAAGTAGTAAAGCTTTCCTTCAATAGTTACGACCCCCGGGTTTACACTGGAGCCTACTGTTTCACAACCTGCAAGGATGGTTTTGTCTCCTGCCAGATCTCCGAGTACTTCAAAGATTTCGTACGCCTCTTCAATGGTATTCATTAAGTCATTGGTAAGAGGCATACCTCCTGTCTGTAAAAATTTGAAATTGTATTTCATTTTTAAATGATTGTTATTATATATCTTTTGGACGGCAGTTTGTAAAAATCAATCTCCGCCTTGAGTTGGTCTTGGTTGATGGCTGTATCGGGTATTTCCACTTTGAAATCATATTCACTGTAGAGTTCTGATTCTGTCCTCAGGTAGAGTGGTCTTTCGTCACCGTTTACCCATTTGGTTTTTGAATAATACTGATCATCTTCTGCTTCCGTGTAAAGAAAAGTTCCTTCGTAGAGTACAGATTTCACTATTTTTATCCTTCTGCCAAGTGGATCAAACTTATTATTGAGAAGCTTTTGAAGCGAGAATTTCTGATAATTGAAATCCATCTTAATCAGGTTTTGTTTTCTGGCTTTCAAAAATTCGATGTAAAGGGTTTCGATTTCAAAAATCAGCACCCAGATCAGGTTCAGAACAGACTTTGTGCGCCAGAAAGTAAAGAGCCACCATTGCGCCAGTCTTTTAAAATTAATATTGAAAAGCTTATCGTCCATCGTTATTCTGCTTGATAATTAAGATATTGTATTCCGTTCCAGTCATCAATTTTGAAGTATCCTGATTTTGGAATCACCGAAATAGCAATAGGCTGGAATACCGCTGGATAATTGGAGCCAGGCTCTACCCATCCGCTTTCTACGATCAGATTCTGAAGATCTGTTACTCCATCTACGGCCAAAATTGCGGCTTCCAGCTTCTGGACGCTCAATTCTCCGTTAAATGGAAGGTTTTTCAGGAATCTTTTGATGGCTTCCACTACCGGATAGGTTCCGATAGCGAGGATGCTTCTTCCGTCTGCAAGTAAAACTCCGGGGTTGTAGCATACAACGAATTTAATTCTAAGAATATCAGGTTTGTAGTTGACAATAACGATATTATCTCCTGCTGCCTGAATTTCTTCAATATAAGATTTGAAGGCCATTCCGATATTATCGGCTACCGGTACAATTTCTCCGTCCTTTTCCGTCGCGATTTTCATCGATATCTTTGAGGAGTTGGGAGCTTTCGTAACCGCCACGTATCTGATCACTTTAGAGGCTTCTATCTGGTCTTCTGTTGCAGGTACTGACGTTCCGTTCTGTTCGTACAGTGGTGAAAAGTCTCCGCTTTCGGGTAACAGACTGAAACCGTACTGATACCTCAAGGCTTCGTTTCTGTACCATCTTAAGGTAGGTACTTTTTGTTCTTTAATTTTGGTTTCAATTTCCTTCAGGTGAAGCTTACAGGCTTCCTGGAAATTCCATATGGTAAATCCTACAACCTCAAAAATTTTCCTCCAGAACGGATTTTTAGAAACATCTGAGGTGAGTTTCTGCAGATAAGGGTTTGCATCTTTAAGTGCTATGATGCTGTTGATTATATCTTGAAGCGTTTTATTCATCTTTAACTTACTTTAAAACTATTTTCCAGTTGCATATATCCGATACCTTTCAGCGAAGGAACCTGGCTGTCCTGGCTAAGCGTGGTTCCTGTGGCAGGCTTGAGGTTTTTTGAGGTATAATACTGCAGGACATCTGTTTTTGCGTTGGCATTATTTGAAACACTGAGTGTTTTTCCTGTATTCAGAAGGTCTGACACAGCCATTCCATTGGCTACGGCAATGTCGAAACAGTTTTGAACATCTCCGGTATACTGTATGGCGATGTCCAGAATGGACTGTTGGTTTAATACTTTAATCTCCATAATCTGCGTCTATATCTATCTCAAGGTTTTCATCTATTTTCACATGATGTACTGTCATTCCATCGGCAAAAAATTCCTGTCTTATTTCTCTTGCCAGGTCTTCCGGCTTTTCATGTTCCAGGTATCTTCTTACTCCTACTCCATTTTTGGGAAAGAGCTTCATTTCACCTTTATCTGCAAAGAGCAGTGTTTTCTGTTGTTCGTATGTGCTCTCCCCTACGGTAAAATCGCCGTCGCTGAACTGCAGTTCAAAATTTTCGTCTAAAAGAATATCTGTCGGCATGTTATATTATATTTCCTGTTCCTGTACCGGTTTGGGCAGCTGCCGTCCCCGTTGTGTTTACTATTACTTTGACCTGTCCGGCTTCTACAAATTTTCTTATTGCTTTGGCCATTGCCTGGGCAATTCTTGTTCTTGATGCCCCTGCATCATCTTTTTCAGCGGTCTCATCTTCCATAATACTGATCAGGTCACTGATAAGTACTGGTTCTCCTGTGCTTAAACTCATTTTAAAAGGGATTTAAATTCATTTCTAAGTTTTTCAAAATCCGCGAGATTGATCAGATTGATAGTAGGTCCGTAATTGGTGGTAAACTTCATATCCCGGATAACATCAAAAAGTGTATCTACAAGCTTGGCAAAATTTTTCCCGTTGGCTTCCATGTGGATCTTATCACTCAGTTCCAGATTAGCTGTTCCTGTTTTCCAGTAAAATTTCTCTACCTCATCACAGGCAATCACCATCCAGTCGTCATCATCTTCCACTCTTACTGCCAGCACATAGCTGCCAATCGTCGGAATCTGAATAAAGCTTTTGTTCCCGGTAAGTACCGGCCGAAGTCTTACGTCCAGGTATTCCTGCCCATCTTCATCAATCAGGATGCAGATGGCTTTTTCTTCATCTACAGATTTTACCTGTGCAATATTGCTTACTGCTGGAGCATGCGAACTTGCGATCTGTCTTAATCCTTCTCTTATATATTCTGGTGTTGCCATTATTTTTGCATTAAAAATCCTAATGTTACCGTTTGTCTTCCTCCTGATGCACCAAACTCGCCGCTTACACTTTCTATAAAGTACTCACCCGTTTTGTCCGGATACATTCCTCCATCAAGTTCCAGGACCATTCCTTTTACAGCATATGGTTCCAGGAAAAGAGTGATGTTTCCTTCGTAGCCTTTGTAGTTTTCTTTGGTCTGTAAACGATTGGCGATCTGCTTTAAAAACTGGGCAGGAATTCCTGCCTTTACTTTTAAGCTTTTTTCATTTGACGATTTCTGCTGATCAGATTTCGTCTTGTTTACTTGTCCTTTGTCATTTTTTTCCCTGATGACAATCCTGGTACTTTTATCTACAGCCTTTTGTTGAAATTCATCGTCTTTTACTATATTCCAGCCAACCTTTGCTTTTATCCTGTCCTGTACTTTTCCATAAAGTGTTCCTACAAAGATTTCATTCATATTGAAATAGACAGAAAGCTTACATTCATCTTTCAGCCACTCCAAGACTTTGATTCCATTGACGTTTTTGAATCTTACATTTTTTAACGGAATGTCCGGTACTTCTCCGGAAACGACTATATCTGTTTCGGCGGTAAGTTCATCCAAAAGCTTTTTGACAGTTACTGTAGGATAGGATTTATTAAACATCGTCTCATAGAGCTGGTATCCATATCCCTCACACTCAATTTTCACGGGAATTCCCATGTTGACTCTTTTGATAAAGCCTTCAAACCTTTTTTTATTGACGTTATTATATCCTAAAGAGACGCTTACTTTGTCACCTTCTTTAAAAGCATACCCCATTCTCTCGCTGCTTGTACGCTCTTTATTAAGATCCTGGGTCTGTACTTTGTCTGTTTTCAGGTAGCTGATTCTAGGTAACTCAATCGTGCATGAATCAATAAAAGATCCTACTTCACTTTTCCAGGTTACCTTGCTGGGTTTTACATTGTTCTCATCTGCAATAGAGATGTTACTGGTTAATGTTAGCATTTTGTGGTACTTCTAAATTTTTTACATCGGCAATAAAGTCACTTTCGCAAGTCAAGCTGAATGGTCTTACCCAGTGTGTTTTGCCTTGTGTTTCCGGAAACTCCAGAGAGGTCACTGCTACGCGGCAGCTTTTATCTAAAAACATTTCGGGATATCCTCCATGAAGGGTAACAGGAAGATCTGTTTCAAAAATATTTTTAAGTTTTTCAATATCGTCCTCCGGAACTTTTCTGTTTTTCCCCATTAAAAAGCCTCTTATCGTGAATTTATAGTCATCGATATTGAACATTTCCTTCACAGTCCCTTTTCTTTCGCTGACGGCAGTTCTGATGATCGTTTTACTGAGATTGACAGCAATGGTGCAGATATCGATTTCAATAGCCTCAACTTCATTAATTTTGAAGAGGGCCGGGAACCAGATATCCTGACCATAAGCCCCTATTTTATTAAAGGGTATGGTATTTTTGCTGTAATGTACAGTTCCTCTGGGCGATGGATTCTTCAGATCCCAGCCTGGAATTCCTAACATGCTAAGATCCGGTCCGCTGATGCGGTAAGGGGACGTTGAGAAATAACTTTTATATAAATTTTCTAAATCAAAAACTGTCTGCATATTATATTACTTTTGCTCCGTTATAAAGTACACGGCCTAAACATTCCATGACTACACTTTCAAGCTGGTCTGAGGTTTCTCCTGAATTCAGAGTATTAAACTGAATCGTATCGAAAAATTTGCCCAGTGTGATATTGATGGTTTTCTGCCCGCCTCCTGAAACGGTGTCTCCTGTTTCCTGGGATTTCGCGGTATTGCTTTTTCTGGTATCTTCGGCTCTGTTTATTGTTGGTTTTCCTGCTGACGTCAGATCGGTTTTTGCCGGACCTTTTGAAACTAAGAATCCGTTTACCAACGCCGTCTGCTCCTGCATGTTGTTGGTGAGGTCTGCAGAGGCTTTGATTTCAGTCGTTTTGGTCACTTTTATTTCTTCTCCGGTGATGAGTTCTTTAGCCCATCTGTAGGCACTTTCGATACCATCTAAAATCGGACTTAAAATATTATTCCAAACCCATTTAAGCCCTTCAGCAACCCATCCGATCACTTTTAGGACGATGCCTAAAATTCCGTAGATTCCTGCAAAAACATCTTTGATCAGTTCACTATTGGCAATCCAGCTGATCAGTCCTGAAACAATACTCCATACCGCATCAAAAACACTTCCGAGAGTACTCCAGACGGTAGAGAAGTATTCCTGAATGGTCGTTACAAATCCTCCCCAGGCATTGGTTTCGCCTCCCAGATTTAAAATAAAGTCCAGTGCCGAGCCCAGGCTTCCTACGATAGAATCAATATAAGGCTGTACCATAGTCATTAAAGGCTCAAAACCTTTCACCAGCTGTACACCTATTTCCAATACTCTCGATATAAGTGGCATGAAAGCAGTTCCGATTTCTGTAAGCATGCTCGTAGATGTTTTTTTGATGATATCTAACTTACCTTCTACTGTATTGCTTTGGGATTCTAAGCCTCCCTCAAACATTCCTCCTTTTCCTCTGGAATCAGCGAGTGATTTTGCCAGCATATCATAAGTAATGTTCATTCCTTTCAGCTGCTCAATACTTTTACCTGTGGATGATGATAATGCTCCATATATATCAATTCCGGCTGCTCCAAACTGCTTGAGCTGATCGCTGGATGCAGAGCCTTCGCTTTTGATCTCTTTCATCTGTTCTGAAAGGTTCAAAAGTTCACTGCCTCCCCCTCCTGCTGCACTTACGGCATTGGCAAGATTCATCACTTCCACCCGTGCACGTTTGGCATCTCCGTCTACAGAAATAAGTGCTTTGTTGGCACTTAACAATGTAGTCATGTCATATGTGCTGTTATTGGAATCGGTATTAATATTTTTGTATGCAGCATTGGCACCCCCTTTACCTAAAAGCCCCGAAAGGCCGGCAACCTCTTTTTCTCTCTGCATGGCTCCTGAAATAGCGGCTGAAGCACCACTTTTAAGCAGGCTTAAAGCGGCATCTCCCACTACTTTAAGTCCTCCACCCAGTGATCCCAGTACACCACTTAGAAAACCTCCGCCTTCGCCACCTGATTGTGCGTCTGATGAAGAAGGGGCTGAGGGCGCAGATGCACCCGGGACCCCCAGCTTTACCTTCATATAGTCTTTAAACTTGTTGTAGTTTGATGAGATAGAGGATTTGAACTGATCATATGCTTTTCCAATTCCATCGGGAACGGAGGTGGGAAGATCCTTAATAGCTTTCCCCATATTTATAATGGCTCCGCCTATATTTTTTCCTGCTTGTTTAAAACCAGCAACTATATCACCTCTCAGGACATCGGCTGCATTTTGCATGTCTGTATTTACAGCATCAAGTCCCTTGCCTAATTTAGTTGCTTTGTAAGTATCCCTTATGCTATTGAATAGCTTCTGCAGTTCGGTTGCTCTTGCAATCCAGTCAACGTTATCATTCATAATTTAAAAATTTCTTTCGCCCTGTTTTTTCCAAATTTCCAAGGCTATTCCGGTGCGATAGAAAAACTTTTCATCACCCCAATTCTTTAAAGCATCGGCTCCAAACTGCATACTTCCAAAAACAATGAGGAACTCTATTCCTTCGGTCTTCTTGTCGGAGAATGAACTCCGGCCGATTTCACTAAGCGCGAAAAAAGTCGGCCTTCTTGCTTTCCAGGATGTTGTTCATCTGTAAGAACACTGCGATGAAGCAGTCTTCATCCTCGATCAGCTGATAATCTCCTTCAATCCAAAGCTGTTCTACAATCATAGCTACAGCTTTACTCATTCCATTGGAACCGATGGCTGTAAGATAGTCGCCCAGGTCATCTGCTTTAGGGGGTCTCAGAACAGCAAGGAAGTCATCCACCTTCAAATAAATAAGGTCTCTGTTGCCGTACTCTTTTTTCCACTCATCAAGTTTTTTTGCCGTATATCTTGTCTCAAAAGGACTAAGATCTTTTACTGCATCTTTTTTGGTTTCCTTAGTCTTTTTTTCTTCTTTAGATTTTCTGTTATTGAAAATTTCCTGTAATTTTTCGTTTGCCATTTTATTTTTGTTTAGTGATTAGATTAGATTATTCTTCTGCTCATCGCGATGTACGGAAGGGTAACTTCTCTGTTTTTAGCGCCCTGTTCCATTTCGAAACCGTCTTCTGTAAACTGAACTCCTGAAGTCACTATGGTGTTAATTTTCTCGCCCGGTCTTTTCTTGTAAGAAATTGTAATTACGATAAGCTCGTGCGGAACTTCTGTGATATCCTCATACCCTGCTGCCTGTGCTGCCTTGTTCAGAGCATCTGCTTCAAAACCTAAAAGTTTGATATTTCCTTCGTATTTTGTATTACCTTTCATGATATCAATAGGCTCGTTTCCAGAACCGTAGATATGCTCAGATTCTACTGTTTTTTTGGTACTGAAACCTTTAAGTCCCTTGATTACTTTCGATAATAATTTCACTTCAAAATGCGACCATGCACATTCTGATGATGTAATATTAATATTAGCCATGTTTTAAATTAAATTGTTTTTGTTAATCCCATGTTCAGTACAATCCAAGTCATATAGCCCAACGGCTGAATCTGGATCTGTTTGTTAAGGGTATTTGTGTTGATAAGGTCCTGATCCAGAGAAATCAATACCTGTGCTCCGCTGATCTGTCCTGCCATATTATTGAGAAGCTGTGCTCTCGTCATCTCTTCCAGATACATCGCATCTACTTCGTTCAGTTTTCCGTCCGGAGTTAATCTTACTGATGTTTCCAGGAACGGTGTATCGGCAGCGGTAGAAATTCTCTGAGCCTTGTCGATCAGTCTTCCGTGAACCAAAATTCTAAAGTCGTCTGCTCCGGCCATTCTGTCTACACTGAAATAATATCCAGCTGCTCCTTCTCTTGTGTGGAAAGTGATGAAACCTGCATCTGTAAAATTATCTAGTTCTTCCACTGAATATTCGTCTACTTTTTTGCTTCCGATATAAGCTTCTGTAATGCTCAAGGCTCCGTTTTGTCCGTCACCGATCTTTACGTGAGCAGGATATTTACAAGCTCTTGCTAAAACCAGCGCTACTGATGCAGAACCGTCTTTTTTCGAACCTCCAAGAACGACTCCTGCGAAAGAATTTTCAGCAGATTTTGGTTCAAAATCAGAGATTGCAGAAGCATCTTTTATTCTTCCTTCGATAAACATTCTTACCGGTTTGTTAATAGACTGCTGGTATTCACCCAATGCGCTTGAAGCAATTAATGCATCTTTTACATCCTTGTCCAGAAATCCTGCAGGAGATACATACGCTGCATCCGGTTTTCTACATATTCCTACCAGATTTACCCTTCCGTTGGAAGCGCCAAGAAGTCTTTTTACCCCTTCATTATTGGTAGTTGTTACTGCATCCTTCATCGTTGTGGTATCTTTTGTTCCTAAGATCCACAGTTCCTGGCTACCGCCAAGCTCCTGATAAAATTCATTGATTACCTGAAACAAAAACGGCTCGTCCTGTTCTGTGTAACCTTTTTCTTTTGCGTCTGCCGGTGAGTAAACTCTTTGTACTGTACCAATATTATTGGGTTTGTAAGCAGTTCCCACGATCCCTGCAACGCCGTCGATTACCTGAATCTGACGAAGTAAGTTGCCTGAGGCCACATTCGCTTTTACTTTCGGTGTTCCATTTCCTTGTGACATTTTTTAATTATTTTTTAAAAAGTTGTTGTACATATTTTTTTGACTCAGAAATCCTTTTTCTGTTCGGTTTTTATTTCTTTAAATGATATTTAAATGATTCTGTTCCATCTAATAAGCAGGACAAGAGCGAACAGGGCGAGTACACCAAGAAAGATTCTTCCGAGCCATATCTGTGTGGTCTGAAACCATGACAAAGCTTTTTCTTTGTATATAGGTTTTTCAATGTAAATAGGTGTTTGCTCGTGTTCTTTGATATAGGTTTCCCGCCATGTTTTAAATGACTCCTGTGCCTGTTTGTAACATTCTATGGATAGACTTCCCTGAGTCAGCGAAACTTTAGGTTTCATTAGCCCGCTTTCAGATTTATCATTTCTATTTTCTTTTACCTTAGCTTCTTTCAAAACAGGTTGCCCGTTGATGCATTCTATAAAAGCATGGTAATAGGTGCTGTCTGCTTCAATTCTGAAGATTGTATCTTTAACAACTGTGTGGACTTCCCGTGTTTTTTCTATGACCACCGGTTCCTGAGGCTTCCTGTTTGCACAGGAAACCAGAACCAGCAAAACAAAAAATAGCGTTATGAAGAAAACAAATTGTTTCATGTTAATATTTTAAATAGCCCTTAATGGTGTTTAAAGCTCTTTTTCTACGGCAAACCTTGATACCTTCACGGCTTCCGTTATCATTGGTGTTGCCTTCTATGGTATAGATATACTGCCCGTCAACTTTTTCTACAAAACCTGTGTGGCCCAAACCTTTCCCAAAATCCATAATAAAAACAGCGCCTTCAGAAGGCTTTGAAGATTTCTTTTCTTTGGGAGCATTATTCCAGGCATACAGTACACCTCCTGTTTTAATGGCCGTATTGGGTAATTTTTTCTGTTTTGAAGCTTCATTAAAACACCAGTATACAAATGCCATACACCAGCTTGCAGGGAAATTGATTCCTACTGATGAAAGATAATTTTTAACCGGAATTCCCCAGTTGGATCCTAATGGCTTTTCTTCCTGTCCTATTTGGGTAATGGCGGTCTGTAGTGCCGCTATTGATAGTGAATCCATATTAATATATAAGGGTTGTGTCTGATTTCTGAGTACAAATTTCTAAAACCCGGCGCCGGTTTGAAAATAAGCGCGCAAGGATTGCACAGCTTTTTTCATAAGCGCTGTTTTAAGCTCAATTTTGTATCATGAAATAGTGTAAGCGGGAAGTAAAATAACTGGCCTCTTGTTGTATGCTATTGAGAAACAGAAATAATTTGAGAAACTATAATTACTATTTATGGAAGAATATTTTTATGTACAATTGGTATTAGACCTTCAGGAAAGAATTGCCCAGGAGGTACCCGAAATACAATATATAGATCAGCAGCTGGGACAGCTTGAGAATGTTTCCGGAACACAGACCCCGGTGATTTACCCTGCCCTGTTCATAGATTTCCCGGAAGCGGTCTATGATGTGGATTTCCCGGAAGCTTCCTATTCCGAAATGTCTGCCAACGGACAATTGGGAACCATTCCGATATCATTTCAGTTGGTAGCTAATGATGATCACCTAACCTGGCATCAGGCTCCTGTAGAAGAACGAAAAAAAGGATTGGATTATTTAAGAATCGAACAAAAATTATATCAGGCACTTCAGGGCTGGAGCATGGATTATTTTTCGCCACTGTCAAGAACACAGGCAAAGAGTACAAGTAAAAAGCATATAGGATTTAAGGTAAGAGAATTGATGTTTACAACCCAGTATGAGGATTTTTCTGCAAGTCCTGAAGAAACCCGGGGGAATATCTACCGTTACAGTTTCAATCCGATAACCCCAACCTAGAATAAGGTAAGCTGGGTTTCCTCCTTGGGAATCACCATTCCTTTGATGTTCATCCATTGTCTGTAGGACAGGTGAATGTTGTATTTCGGAAAAGTATGTCTTACAATTTTTGTATCCGGTACATCAGAATGCTTGTGTGCATTATAAACATTTATAATGTACCGGGCACGTTTGATGTAATTTTTATTGTTGTAAGACATTACTACAAAATTAAAGTGTCTTTTTGTACGAGTCAAGGCGATTTTCGGGCACAAAAAAAGCTATGGATATCCATAGCTTTTGGTATTTAGAGGAGTGGTGGCTTCTTTTGAAACTCCTTTAGGGCAATACTTTTCATGGTGTTCAGAACATTGGGCTCTTCCTGGTTAATGAGTGCATAAGTTTCATAATGAGGATAATCCCTCAGCTCTGTACTTATTTCCAGAGTGATTATGGTATACCCTTTCTTTTCCAGGGCTTCTTTTACTTCGTTACTGCTGTACCAGTGACCGTTTATTTTAATCATGTTTACATTGAATTTATAAGATGTTGAAATGGGATTACTGCAGCTGCCTGTGAAGTTCATTTTTCATCATCAGGACTGCATTGGTTTCATAACTTCCAAAATCGTCCGGAAAATAAATTTCGTATTCTTTTAGAAACTGCCAGAGTGCATCCGCTTTATAATAAGGAAGCCTGATGATGAAGGACCTATCTTTTTGTCTTGTTTTTACCGCTTTCTGCAGCAGTTCCGTTCGGAGTTCCATACAGATGGAGATACTGCTTTTCCTGTTTCTGGGCTGCGTATTGAGATTCAGTAAATCCAGGATCTGCATGGTGCTATTGAGAACGCTGAGCTTACTGTTGTCTAAGGATAAAAGGAGTTTCATTGGTTTCTTAATAGGAAAAATTCAGATTAATACCTTCCCACTCATTACTCTCATTCTTTTTAAAAAAGGAGATATAATCTTTGCTTAATGAAAAGCTGTAGCTTTCCTTTAACAATCTGATCCCTTCTCTCCAGTTTTCATCATCAAAGCGGTCTTCCATACTGTAGAGCTTCTGAACCAGAAGGATATCCAGAGCTCCGTTTTTACGTTCCAGGAGAGACATAATGAGATCCTTCGTATCCGGTTCGCCGTGATATTTTGAGGTTAAAAAATCAATGATATGTTTTTCTGCCTGATGGGATCTTTCGTCAAAAATTCCTTTTCCCTGTCTTTTGTATTGAATTTTAAAATTTTCGTCTTCGATTTTAAAGTTTCCTTTTCCGTCCTGATGTCTTTTACTGTAATCTTTTAAAAGATCGAAAAGCGATCCTAAATCTGAAAAGGCTTTGGTCTTAAAGTCCTGAATCTGCGCAGAAATCCGGTCTGCTGCAGGTGCCAGATCATTGATAACTGATTTTTTTAAGCTTTCATATTGGGTGCGTTTTTCTTCACGTTTACGGGCTTCTTTCTGTTTTCTTACGTTGAGTTCCGCTTCTAGTTCTTCAATGGACATTATTTTTAATGTTTCTGTGATCATATTTCTTGTTTTTTTGGTGTGTTTACTGGTATTGATTTTACTGGTTTCTAATAGGGAGATTCCCACTGAAGCTGGTTGATAATCCTCAGTTTGATCTGAATTTTCCCTTCCACATCTTCAGGAACCACATAATGTGTTTCGTTCCAAATAGAGCTGATTTCTTTATGAATAAACATTCTGTCGAAATCGGTAAGGTACTTTTCCCCATAGCTGTCGTACTGCAGCGCAGTTATTAGTATATTTTCTCTTGTATTCATTGTTCTTGGTTTTGAATTGTTGTTCCCCAATAGAGGTTTGCTTTTTCTTCGTTAATATGTATTGTTCCACCGGGACATCTTCCTGAAATAATAGCTTTCAGCCCTTCTGCCTGGATGATGATTTTGGATAATTTTCTCCAGATGTTTCCCAGCGCACTGTCCGGCAGTCCTTTTTCTTCATGGCTCACAAAAATGATGAGCTTGTTTTTGTGTTTTTCTTTAAGTTCCAGCACCATTTTTCTTGTGATTTCATCACGGTACACCGTTGTATTGTCGATAAAAATGATTTTTGGACATTTCCTTGATTCAAATTTTTGGTTTAATTCGTCCCAGGGCATATAATCCAGAAGTTTAAAATTCTTATCTGTATCGGACAGTCCAGCTGCAACCATTGCTGCGATAATGTCTTTTGAAAATCCTTCTTCTGCTGATACGTACAGTACTTTTCCGAATCCGGTGAGGTATTTGGCCAGCATCATGGCAAACGTGGTTTTTCCATTTTTTTCGGCACCTCCGAGGTACCAGAATCCGGCTGTCTCCGGCTGTCCGAATGCATCCTGCCACAATCCTTTGAATTCAAACTGTTTAAAAACGATCGACAGCGCCTGTTTTACTGATATTGATTTCATGATCTGCTGATATTTACAAGAGTTTTCAAATATCTTAAGGACCTGATCTTTCCGTCTTCCTGGCCTTTCCTGATCTTATAAGAGGCATCAGTTTTCACCATACAGCTCCGAATCACCTCATTTACGGTTGTTTTATCTTCAAGGTTCACGTAGGCTACATCTCCAATGAGTTTGGTGTAAAATTTCTTCCGGTCTTCAGGACCTCTGGGAACCAGGCTTACAAAATCATCCGAAAAGCGGCTGAATATTTCAGCAAAACCAACCTTGTGATTGTTGATGCCTTTTGTAATCTTGGCTCTAAGACCATCTGCCCCGATCATAAACCAGGCACAACTGTCTACGGTATCATTCATAATACCCTTCAATTCTAAATATGCGCTGTACTCAAGGTCTCCGGCTTCGTCTATGCATACAAAAGGATTTTCAAGAATATTCAGAGCATATTTTACATTTTCAAGAACCTCATGGTATTTTCCTTTGGTTCCGCATCCCAGGGCCAGGGCCAGATGCCTGATGAATCTTACTTTTGTGTGGGTTTGCGAAGCATCTACGTAAAAAGCATTTTTCATTTGTGAAATAATGGCTTTTGCGCATTCTGTTTTCCCGATTCCACAATCGTCCACCAGGATCATAGAACTTTTGGACTTTTGACAGAAAATGAAACTCTCATACATCTGTTCATAGACTTCGGTTCTTGCAAACTTCCAGCTGTTCTTATTGATATCCACCTGGAATTTTCTTCCTATATTAAGCCATTCGCCGGCAGATAATACTTTGTCGGTTTCGCCTTTCTTTATTCTGCTGTATACTGAGCCGCTTATATTTAAAGTCTTCGCGAAAGCTGAATCGGTTCCCCCGAAATTATTCCGGTACTTCATCATGGCTTCCCGGATTTGGTGTTTTAGTTCTTTAGTGATCTCCATATTTTCTATTTTGTTTTTGTTATTTAAAATTTGATTTCCAGCTTCTTGCAGTTCCTTCTGTTTCCTTGTACTGATATTCCTCAGCTTTTTCAAAAAGAACTTCCTCAGGAATAGATTCTGTCTGTGTATACCTTTTTCTACCGGGAATCTGAAACTTGTTATTAAGTGTTTTTTTACGGTTGTCTATAATAGTTACCTGTTCAATTTCTCTCTTCTGTTGCGCCATGAAGGAATTCACGGTGTTTTCATAAGCGGACATCAGTTTTCTATTGAGCGCTCCCTGTTCATTTCTTTCATGCTTTGATTTGGAATATTCCGGATGAGGAATGATTTCGCACAGCATCATATCGTCATAATAAATCATTGCTTTCAGTGTACTGCTGTCATTGCCATCAAGCCAGAAAATCTTAAATTCCTTTCCTTCTACATATTTCATCAGTCTTATCAGATCTTCTCCCAAAACAATTTCCCCGTCCAGCCCCAAAACATAGGTACTGTTCCTGAAATTGATGATTCCCGCATTGCAGCTTGACACTGTTTCTTTCCCCAGATACGGCAGGAATGCGTGCCAGTTGGCAGGACTGGTATTTTTATTCTGCATTTCACAGAACACCTCCCATCTGGTTTTATCATTGTACACGGAGTGGGGTGAGTTGTTCCAGATCTCAATATCATTCAGAGAACCATCTATAATCTCATCGTATGGGATGATGATTTCTTCATCTGCTCTCTTCTGATTCTCTTCTTTTCTTGCAAAAGGTCTGGCCATCCATCCGAGTCTGCTTTTTTCGTGTCTGTACCGCAATTCTTCAAATTTTCTTTCGATGGCCTTGGATCGGGCCCGGTTTGCATAAATATTTACTTGATCGAACATGGCACCGTTACGCAGAAATGTATCTTTGAAACTGCTGTTCAGTGAGCTTTCACATTCTAATCCCAGGGGAAGATTAAAGCCCCATTCTGTGTAGTTTCTTATCATCTGCCGGTAGAATTCTATAATAATCCCTTCCTTTGTTTTTCCGTGTACCCAGCAAGTCCAGGCTTCAGAACCTAGGTCTATCCCCATATAGAACCATACCCGGTTTCTCTTTTTATCATACATAAAGGGAGGCTGTCTGTCATCAATAGAGATAAGTGTTCCTGCTTCTTTAATCTTGGTCAGTTTGTGCCAGGGGATAAATTCCTGCATGAGTTTCTGCCTGTCTCCCGCACGTCTGGCGTACGTTCCTATCTTATTTTCCCACTTTCCAAGCCATGCGATGACTGAGCTTTCTGATATTTCTTTAAATTTTCTGCTTTCTTTGGGATCATACATTTCACCTGTTTCATTGGAGATGATCTCAAGTTCACCGTTGAGAAAAGCCTGATATTGCGCAGCGACCTGTGTTCTGGAAGGTTTATAATCCTGTCCTGCGAACATGTCATTCAGCAGTGCAATCATTTCATCAGTCATGAGTTTGCGGTTCTGATTTTTCAGTTTCCCGGAGATCAGACAGCTGTAGTTGTATCCTCCATCCTCATACGTATTAAAAAAGGGTTTCCATATCCTGTCAAATGCCCTGTATGATGATGGTATTGTGTGTCCTGTATTGAAAAGTTTCGGCAGATATTCATTAAAAGTGATGACGTCTGTACAGATGGAAGGCATAAGCCCGCGTCCTGATGTTTTTTTGAGTTTCTTCCACTCTTCAAGTCTTGCGGTTTTAAGCCTTTCTGCAGCCAGGAGTACACTGGCGTTGACGATGTATTCCTGTTTGAAATTCTCTTTTAACGGAGTTCCGTCTTCAAATCTGAAATCGGTATAATAACGAACCGCAGAAGGGTCAAACTGAAAGAAAGAAATCATGGGATGCTTCATGGTACGTGGATCTCCAATACTGTCCTGTATTTCTTTCGGAAGCGAATCAAAGTCAATGAGCATCTGACGTCCGTTTCCTCCTTTTCGAACCTGCTTGATTCCAAAGGGAAGTTCCCTGTATCTCTGGATTTTCTTCTGTAGCGCATCCAAAGTGCCGAAATAGGCCGGAACAAGTTCATCCTTGGTTACCGCTAAAATACTTCCCCATTGAATCGGCATGATTTCGTAATTTTTGTTGATTTACTGAGGTCTGTATCTTATTCTGAAGAAAACGCCCAGTATGATTTTATAAACTGCCTTTTCTTTCTTTCCTGTTTTAGCATCTATCACATCTATTTCTTTGTGACAGAATAGCGTCTGAATTATTTTTTTCATGGTATTTTGTTATTAAGTGATCGCATCTCATTATTAATTGCTTCTTCAGTTTTCTTTAAAAAACTATTGTATTCTTTTCGTAAAACATCAGATTTTTCGCCAACTCTGTCTCCACGTAAAGATTTACGAATAAAGTCTAAGGAACAGTCATGCCTTCCCTTTAGAATATTTAATACTTCCGTATTGTAATACGTCCTTTTTTTAGTAGTTTTGTTCATTGTGCTGTTTGTCTTTTGGATGGGACAAATATCGCAAAGTTTAACGAATAACCAAATGAAAATTCGAATAATTTCACGAATCAAGTCTTAATTAACTGATTATGAATGGAATAAATTTTCGTATAAAACAACTTGTTGATCACTTTGCCAATGGCAACAATTCTGTTTTTGGCCATATGATTGGAGTAAACGAATCTAATATCAGAAGCTATATCAACGGTACAGAGCCTAAATTCAATATCATCGAAAAAATTTGCACAGCACTCGCAATAAATTTCGAATGGATTATTTTAGGGAATGGAGAAATGCTGGCAGAAGACAAAAAAGAGCAAACAGCCCTTCATACTGATTTTTACCATCGGGTTCCACAAGTCGTTACTATTGATTCGCACACCAGGGATAATATAGCTCTTGTTCCCAATAAACTGAAAGCAGGATATCTTCAGGGATATAATGACCCTAACTTTATTAAGCTTCTTCCAACCTTCAGATTGCCCAATCTTAATAACGGGGTTTTCAGAATGTTTGAAATAGAAGGAAATTCTATGTTCCCGACTCTGCCGGACAGAACCTATGTTGTAGCACAGTTTGTGGAAGACTGGATCCACGGAATCAGCGACAACAGACTGTATGCTATCATATCCAATGAAATCGAAGATGGTCTTATCAAAAGATGCCTGAACAGGATTAAGAAATATGATAACCTTATTTGTAAATCAGACAACCGACGCAATTATCCGACTCAAAACATTCACCCCAATACCATAAAGGAAGTTTGGGAAGTTAAGCTTCACCTTAATTTTAATCTGCCGGATCCTGCAGAGTTTTATGACCGATTGAATGATCTGGAAGCAGAAATACAGTATTTAAAACTAAACAGAAACATAAGTAACTGATTTTAAATCTGTTTATATTTATTCCAGCATCCCCTAAAGGGTGCTGAACCATTATTTTTTGACAATTCACGTAGCTTTTAATGCTTGATCAGTTTCTCAATCCTTCTGAAATGATATCAAAATGTCCATGCAGATGTCCACCCAAATGTCCATGCAACGTGTTTTCGTATTTTTTATAAACCATAATCCGGATAACAACAAATCAAGCGAGCCCCTGCTAATTCCTTTTCAACATTGATTTTTACAGAATTGATATAAAAAAAGACTTTTGGAAGAAAATCCCTCTTTTCAGATAAATTTTAAATGAAACCCGGCATTTCGAAAAATAAACGATTAATGTATGAAATCTGATAATAAACTGATATACAACAGATCAGAATAAAGCAACCTTATTACTATATAGGACGTTTTAATTTGGTGGCTGTATTGGGACTAGAATCTCCTTTTTTAAATCAAACACTTTATTGTACGCAAAAACAATGCGTATATTCCTTCTTACTTTGCGTCATCAACCAATAAGAGGGCTGTAATTAAGATAGTGTAGCAAAATAAGAATACTTTATACTATTTTAATTCGTTTTGATAGATGTAATTTATAAAGTTACTTTTCTATCAAGCCGTGGATTATTAGCTTAAGTCCATTCAGCCTTTAATTGAAGCACTGCAAGATTTAGGTACTGCTAAAAGTGAAAGAATCCAAAAGTGTTAAGGCAAACAATATGTATAAAGGTGAGAAAGAGATCGCTTTTTAGAGAAGTATTAAAATAAAAAAACAATGAAAATATTTACTTTTTAAAACGTAAGAATACCCCAAATTCACAGCGAAAAGTTACAGCACCTTACTTAATAAAAACAAATTCATGAAAAACATAATAGCACTTTCTCCCATGTATACGGAAGACAGCAACAATCTGAAAAAGGCTTCTATCAATTCACCTTACGAACTTAACCGTTTCAATGCCAAGTGGAATATTCCGGAGGAGTTTCGGGCTGATGTTATTGCAGTGTATGGTGAAGACATCTATGCCGAGATTGTTGCTGAACAGTGTGAATTGACGCTTATGAAACCTGACGACAACTCGCTTTCCCTTATTTCTGAAGAGTTTACAAAACGTAAAATTTCTTACGGACAACTCAAAGACTCTATCAATAAGGAGAATATTTTCATTAAATGTTCTGATTTTAAAAGTTTCAAGGCTGGAGTTTATCAAAAAATTACAGATATCAAAGGTTTTGATACGGTGGATCCCAACTGTACAGTTTTCACCTCGGAAGTTGTGGAATGGCAGCTGGAAGTAAGATGTTTTGTTTTAAACAATGACATAAAAACCTACTCTTCTTACTGGCGCAACGATACATTTGATACGAGCCCACTTTCAGAAGAAGAGCAGAATGGGATGTTCTCGTTTTTTGATTCGTTTATGAAACAATACGCTTCAACACTTCCGGAATCTATTGTTTTAGATTTTGGGATCATCAAAGAAAAAGGCTGGGCACTGATTGAAGCCAATCCGGCCTGGTGCTCCGGTTTGTATGCCTGTGATGCAGAGAAAGCACTGGAGGTGATTGTGGGAAGCTGTGTGAAGAAATAAAATATAGAAAAAAGTATTTCACTATATTAAAGCATTGAAAACGGATGACTTTCCGGAATTCTTTTATTATAGTAATTAACTATCTAAAATGATGTAACATATATGCAAATGCTTATTTTCATCGGGATTCCTGCCAGCGGAAAAAGTTCTTTTTACAAGGAGCTTTTTTTCAATTCCCATATCAGGATCAGCATGGATCTTCTTAATACAAGAAACAAAGAGGGAAAACTCCTTCGATACTGTTTTGAGACCCAATCACAAATGGTTATCGACAATACAAATGTGACGAAAGAAGAAAGGAAAAAATACATTGAACTGGCCCGGCAAAATAATTACGAAATCATCGGATATTATTTTGATAGCCATCTCAAAGATTGCCTGGAAAGAAATAAAAACCGCAAGGATACCATTAGTGAAATCGGTATAAAAACAAAATATAAGGAATTGGCCAAACCTTTCTATGAGGAAGGTTTTGACCGTATCCACACTGTGAACATGATCGATAATGAATTTATAATCACCCCCTATGAAGTTTGAAGAAATTGAAGGCTTAATGAGAAAAAATGAAGCTCTATCCGAGCAGTATATTCTCCCGGAAAATTTTATCCTCGTAAGATTAGATGGAAAAGGATTTACAAAATTGACTAAAGAAAAGCTGAATCTTGAAAAACCCTTTGATGAAAGATTTCATTTAGCTATGACGGCAACAATGGAACATCTTTTTACCGTAGGTTTTAGAGTTATTTACGGCTATACGCAGAGTGACGAAATTTCACTATTGATCCACAAGGATGAAAATGTATTCAGTAGAAAAGTACGAAAATTCAACTCTGTTCTGGCTGGGGAGGCAAGTGCTTTTTTCAGTTTGCAGTTTCAGCAGATCTGTGTTTTCGACTGTAGAACGATCGCGATTCCCAACCACGATATGATCCTGGATTATTTCTGTTGGAGACAGGAGGATTCTCACAGAAATTCTCTTTCTGCCTATTGCTACTGGACTTTGATAAAGAATAATTTCACAGCCAAACAGGCAGCTTCAAAAATTGAAAAGATGCCGCAATCTGATAAAAATGAATTGCTTTTTCAATTGGGAATTAATTATAATAATCTTCCGCTGTGGCAGAAACGGGGCGTCGGAATGTATTCCAAAGAAGTTGTCAAGCAAGGATTCAACCCCTTAACCGAGATCATTTCGGAATGCGTGAGGAATGAACTTTATCTGGAAAAAGAGCTACCGATAAGAGAGAATTACAGATTATTTTTGGACAATATTCTACAAAGCAAATAACAGAACCGCAGAAAAATTCATGGCATTCTTATAAATTAATTCATACCTTATTTTTTAGATTAAATGATTATGTGTACACCCAATAACGAGATAAAATTTTGCTCTTGTATCGAAGGAGATATTTATAAAATAAAAAACATATATATCTGGACTTTAAGCAGATATACAGGCACAAAAGAATCAAAAAGACTTGGGAAAATCATGATTCCTACCGAAGATTTTGAGAATGGAATTTCTGTGGAAAATATTATCTCACAATTAAATACGGAAAGCATTTTTGATTTTGAATACACCCCTCAGGAACGGGATACTTTAGATATTATTTTTAATGCAAAAAACAGAACAGAGTATAAATATTTCACAATCATTTTTAGAGATCAAATCTGGCAGGAAGGCAGAAACCCTATTTTCACAAGCATTAGTAAAGAAATCGCAGCCGGTGAGATAAAAATCACTTACAAAGAAGAAAATATCTTTCTTAAGCATTGCGAAAACTTAAAATCAAAATACGGAATTGAAATACCTGAATCCATAAAAGTGAGATGCTCCAACTTAAAAAACGACTCTCAAGATCCTGTTTATCTGGCTATAAAAGACTTCAAAGAATATAAGATATTTTACACCTCCGAATTCATGAAATACATTGCCAAAAAATATTTCAGAATTTATCCCGATACAGAAAACTCAGATCGTTTGCAGCTTATGGTTGATGAAGCACAAAACAGTTTTTCATTAACAGAAAAAAAGTTTGTTTCAAAAGAGGCTAATTTATCTTTTATTAACCAATGTTTTAATGATTTAAACAAAGATCTTGATGAATGCCTAAGCATCGCAATTCCTGTTCAAAATGATCAGTATCTAATTGTCGAAGGCAGATTATCCGGAAGGACTGTTTTTAAAAGCAAAAAAGACAACAGATATTTCAAGAATATTTCTCAAAAATTAAAATACGAAGGTTTTGAACTTTCTTAA